TGAGATTGTTATTGCTAACGAGAGGGCAGACGAGGTGAAGGGGCTATTCTATACACAGTTGAAAGATTTGTGGGTGCAGAAGAATGTACTACGTGTGCAGACTATTTTGTTGCAGTATAGCAACCTCAAGAAAGTGACATTGATAGTTGGTGAGGCTAAGCGGGATATTTTCAAGAACCAGTTTAATCTTAACAACACGACACTCTCCGACGGGACACAGGGTATTTTGCAGATAGACGTGTTTGAAGGTAAAGAGAGTTTCCCTAACCAGCGCGAGCTTGATACACAAGAATTTCAAGCGCGCCTGATGGGTAAGAACATGGAGGTGATGGCCATAACCGCTGATTATCTTGATAATTTTGAGTATTATATACAAATTGAAAGTGAGTCATTTCGGCAGAAGAATCGTGCGCTCGACATGGCGTTGGCTACTGAGAAGTTGCAGACGACAGTCAGTATTTTTCCGGAGATATTTCAGGCTAACAAGAATGAGTTCTTCCGCAAATTTATGATCCAGCACGGGGATGATCCGGAAACATACCTCCGTAATATGCAGGAGCAGGAGACTTCTCCACAGATTCCGCAAGGTATGCCCAATTTATCCACACCCTTACAGAAGCAGATGAGTCAGCCAGAGCAATCACTTGGGGTTTTAACAGCGACAAACTTCTAAATTATGCTTGACAAATTGTTGTATTGGCTTCTTGGCAGACTTATGCCAAAGGTGTATACTGGTATTGATGAAGAGAAGAGAGACCAGTGGCTGTTGTCACTTGTCATATCGGAAGGATTTCAGAGTTTTGTAAAGTATCGGGATTTGCAGATACTGAAAACAATGGCTAATGGAGTAGATACTAATAATTATTGGCGCCTTGTGGGGCAGAGAGCAGAGCTTCTCTACTTAATGGGTGAGAGTAAGAGATTGTATGACAGAGAAAAGAAGAGAAGCGGCGAGCAAAGAACTCGTGAGAATGACGAAAGCGTTTGAAGGTGGTAAGAGTAAGACAGATCTGGAGCGGACGAAGCTCATCAATCATCCGAAGTTTAAAAAATTAAGTAATATAATCTATGATGCACGGTAAGCATGAGCCGATGATGAAGCAATCGGCGAAGAAGAAAGCGCCTAAGAAGAAAAAAAAGAAATAGTTTTTTGACAGTATAAAAAATTGGACAAGTTTTTTGGAGGGTGACCGCGGGTTCCTTCAAAAGTAGTTTTGTCCAATTCTACTTTTAAAGAACCCTTGGTGACCCTCTAAATGAGGGTCATTTTTATTAGGCACGGCCGACGTTCTAAATCGGCTTTAAATAAAAGAATTAAATATGCCGAACCAAGAAGAAGAGGATTTGAAACAAGCGGTATTGTCCGGTGAGGATGATACTGATGACGACACTGATCCGGTGTCAGAGAAAACTGAGGAAGAGGAATCTGACTCAGAAGAAGAGACGGTAGAAGTTCTTAAAGAACGCCTTGCGAAAGTAGAAGCGGATAGGGATAACTATAAGCAGGGGTTGCTTTCAAAGAAAGCGAAGGAACGATCATTAGAAATTCAGGAAAAAGCAGACGCATCTCCGGAGGCGCCTGATATTTCTGAAGAGAAAGTTCTTTCGGTTCTGTATAAACAGAATGAGAAAGCGACAATGAAAGCAGTTATCAGTCCCACTTCTCCGATGTACCTTCCGGAACTTGTCGATGATAAGCAGTTTCAGACAATCGTGTCTGAGTATCTGCCCCGTAATATCGACAAGTCATCACCTGAAGGTATTCATAAAGCGTTGCGTATCGCGGTCACAGCGTGGAAAGTTGATAACGGTATTGAAATAAAACCCAATACCAAGTTAGCTCAGGCGAAACTTCAAGAAAAAGTTACTGGTACTCAAGAAGGAGGGAATGTTGAAGTAAAGAAAGCAATCAAAAAGCTTAATATACCTCAACAGGTTTCTCCAAAAGATTGGTATAAATAATAATTCAAAATAATGTATGGCACTTATTCCTGAAAATTACGAGAGCGGTAAAACTGTTCTCAAGGGTGTTGCCACCGGTGTTACCGTAAACCGTGGTGACATGCTCGTAGACAACGGAAGCGGGTATCTTACTGAGGCATCTGCCGGTGGCGGTGTTGATGTACGGTATGTCGCGGCAGAAACGGTCACAACTACTGCAGACGGACAGCTTGTTCTTTGCTGGGAAACGGGAGGAGTTAAGTTTTTAGCGGATACTGATGCGGCCTGGTCAATTACCGATGTTCTTACAGAATGTGATATTGCAACAGCCGCAACACTTGATCCAGACGCATCGGCTGATGATGTTTTCTACATAGAGTCGGGTGTAGGAACGGCAGAAACGGATACACAGGTACGCGGTTACTTTACTCGTGGTGTCCCTAACTCATAATCTCTAGAAAACTAGAAAATACTATATGATTGCTTCTACAGACTTTGCGTCTCTTAAAATATACCTTGATGAGGTGTACAACGAGTCGGCAGACAATGCTATCGCTGAAGTTGTTGGCATGGAGGTGTTTAAGATCATGGACAAACAGCGTGAAACACACATTGAGCGTATCCTTCATGGCATGGAGAATATTCAGCGTGTAGCTGAAGGACAGGACTTTCCTGCCGTGTCGAGTGTACAGGGGGATAGTTTCACAAGCACCCAGCTTCAGTATGGAACTCGTATCCCGGTTACAAAGCGTATGCGACTCTTTGAGTTGTATGACGAAATCAATGCAATGGTGCGGTCAAATTCTGACGCGGCATTTCATCTGATTGATCAGAGCTACGCTGATGTTCTTACGAACGGTTTTAGTGCGAGTAACTATACCGATGTCTATGGTTCGAGTGTTGCGGCAACAGGACCTGATGGTCTTGCATTATTTACTGCATCGCATTCAAATCCGTTGAACTCGAATACATTCTCGAACTTGATGACGTATCCTGCTGGAACAAGCAACCCGGCGCTTTCACGCGAGTCGCTTGTGCGTAACATTCAGCTTGGTCTGACATATACGGACCCGGTCGCTCTTAATAGACCTATTCGTTACGATACGTTGTGTGTTGCTCCAGGTAATTTTGATCTTGCTGTTCGTTTAACGCAGACAGATAAGATTCCAGAAAGCACCGAGAACGACACGAATAAGTTTCTTAAAGGACGCTTGAATATTAAAGTGTGGGAGAAACTTCAGACCCGCACCGGCGGTACAGATACTTCCGCTTATTGGTTCCTCTATGATTCCAAGAAAGTCGGCGAATCATTGAAGTCAATTTTTGCACAGCGTCCGTTGTTGCACGCACCTGAAGAGATTAACGCAAATAAGAACTGGGAGTGGACACTCGACTACTTCTACTCCATTCACAGAGGGTGGCCGGCATACATTCGAGGTTCAACTGGCGCGAACTAGTATCTAATTCAGTAACATGGAGGGGGTAGAAATATCCCCTCCCAATTGAAACTTATGGCTATAGGCCCAGACTGGGGGAATCTCGTGGCTTCTGGAAGAGCAAAATCCCTTGGCGTTTCATGGAGTGAGGAAGAGCTTCATGCCCTGCATGAATTTAAAATTCCTCTTGAATACGTCCGTGGCGGTTGCTTGACCATTGAGGCATACGAGAAGGCGACTAAAGGAGACGTAAAGAATCAGTACATGAAGAAAGACGATCTCCTTGAAAAAGTAAAAGAATTAGGTATTGAGATTTCAGAAGGCGCAATGCCTTCACGAGCAGATCTCATGCTCATGATAGAAGAAAAAAGTAGACAGCAAAAAGTTGCTGTCGAAGCCGCTTAATAAGTGGGCACTTAAGCTCCGAGGCGGATAATAAATTACTTATATGGCAGTACGAGGCGGAAAAAAAGTAAGCGTCGTCACTCGCGGAGGTATTCGCCTTCGCTCGGTGGACGCTTTTAGGGACGCAGTGCTTTTCTTAGACGTAGTAAACACAGCACCAACGACTACGGCAGGAATTTGTTCGCTCTACACTAATGGAACGAATCTGTTATTCGATAACGGTTCAACAATTCTGACTATTGGTGGCGGCGGAGGCGGTACTCCTACATGGGAGACATTGTTTGCGAACGACGCGACGATGACGATGACTCCTGATAACACTTTCACTATCGCGGGTAATCGTGCAACAGCGACAGACGTTGTGACGATCACAAACATTGCAGGTGGTTCAGGGTCGTGTCTTCAGATCACAAATAGTGGTTCTGGAAATGATATTGATGGCACATCGAACACGTGGGGTGTTACAGCTCTCGGTGCAGCGACTTTTCTCACACTCACACTGAGTGGTACTACGATCACCTCAACGGCAGCAGATGTCGCGTGGGCACTTGAAGATAACGATGCGACGGCACTCTCTATCGGCGCGGCTGGTGAGACTGATATGATGGTGTTTGACACCAGAACAGGTGTAGAGACTGTTACGTTTAACAACAACCTTAATATGGTTGATGGCAACGCGACATTCATCAGCACCTCGAACACGGTTACGAATCTTCTTGTAACGAATAACACAATCACGACCTTTGGAGCAGCAGCAAACAGCGCGGGCGCGGTTGTTATTCGCTCAACATCACTTACAACTGGCGCTCTCCTTCAGCTTCAGTTATCAGATACTGCAAATGCTGGTGGCTTCTACCTCTCATGTCGTGAGTCAGTCGGCGGAACAAACGATTTTACTGTCGGTGAAAATGGTGTTGTCGTAGCTCTTGGAACAGCTGGGTCAAACTCGTTTACATTGAGTAATGGTGATGTTTTAATCTCAGATGGTTCTATCAGTATTATAGACGCCGATGACGCAAACAGTTTTTCGGTTGTAAATGATACCGCGACAACGGTTTCAGTCATCTCGCTTGATGGTTCTGGCGTGTTTACCGGAACGACTACCGCATCTTGGATGACGTTACAGCCGTCTGGTTTAACAACAGGTACAGCGCTTTATGTCAACGCGACTGCTGCTAGTACGTCTGTCGGGGTTATTGATATCATCACTGATTCATTGACTTCTGGTACGACGCTTCGCATCACAGAGTCAACGGCAGCATTTACAACTGGTGGTAAGATGATCGAGCTTGACTATGTTGCAGCAGTTGCTGGAAATGGCTTAACAGTCACTACCACGGGTGCGTATACAGGCACTGGTATGGTGCTTCTTACCGCTGGTGCAGCGACAACCGGTATCCTCCTCTCGTTGGTCTCAACGACAGGTATGACATCTGGAAGTCTTTTGCGAATGACGACAAGCACTGCAGGCGCGGTTGCTACAAACGGTATCTGTTCAATTAGAGCAACTGGTGCGTATACCTCGACCTCAAACGCAGGTCTTCTCGATGTACAGGCATCAGCACTCGTTGGTACGGGTACTATTGTGAACATTCAAGCAACGAATGGTTCACAGCTTACCAACACCGCGCTCAACGTCGAGCAAACCACTACTGGTGCAGGATACACTGGCGACTTCGTAAGAATCGTCGGTACGAGCACAACGGGTGACTGTAACTTAATCGCTGTTACCTCTGCGAGTACGTCCGCTGGAGATGCACTCTCAATCACAAACAACAGTCTTGTTGCAGGTACGAGTACAATAGTGAATCTTATACACGGGACATCGGTACTTGGTGCAGGAAATTCAATGCTTCGCATCACCTCAACGGGTGCAGATACAGGGACGACCACTGGTTGTCTTGTAGATCTCGCCTCAAGCACTGCAACCGCTGGTACCTTGGTTCTGATGACATCGGCAACGATGGCAACGGGTGCCGGTATGGTGATGACGTTGGCTGGACTTACTACTGGTGTTGGTTTGAGTATGACTCACGCTACAGCGGTAATCGCAAACGGTGGGTCAATGTTCCGTCTCGACTCCGGTGGTATTGATACTGCTACTACAAGTGGTTGTTTGGTTGATCTTACCTCTACTGCTTCGACTGCTGGTACTCAGGTCTTAATGACACTTTCAGGACTCACGACAGGTATCGGTATGAGAATGGTTGCCAACTCTTTGACCTCTGGTTCGATGTTTGAACTTGAGTCGTCAGACGCTGGTTTCGCTGGACTTTACATCAGATGTTTTGACGGCGCCGCTAACGACTTCTCAGTTGGAGAAGATGGACGTGTGGTCATTGCAGGTGTCGCAGCAATTACTGCTCTCGCAGTCACAGCAGGTGACATCACTACTGGTGACGGTGCAATTGCTTCTGCGGTAGAAACCCTTGCAGAATTGGGTGCAGGAGTTACAACATTTGCTATTGATAGCAACGTTTGTATCGTCGATGGAGAAGCTGGAGGCAATACAATATCAACTATTACTGGTGGTGTTGCTGGACAACTTCTTACTCTTATCTTTACTGATCCATTAGTAACGATTACTGATACCAATACTCACGCGGCAGACACGATTGATCTTGTCGGTGCAGATACTACCTTCGCTGATGACGCTACACTGACATTGGTGTACGCCGCAGGGTCATGGTATGAGGTTTGCAGGAGTGTGAACGATTGATGACTTGACACTTAGGTAATTAAATAATAATTACCCTCCCTCTCTCATCAGCAGCAGTGTCTCACATCTCATCTGCTGATGAGGAGGATAGGGAGATAAGGAGAATAAATATATCGCACGTTTTAATAATACAAATCTCTTTGTCACTGGGCGTACTACCGTGACAGTTTCGGGTACTCCAGTGCAAACAGCATCAAATGAAATACCTCCTGGAATTTCGGTTGTGGTGAAATCGCTAAATGCAAATACCGGCGTTATGACAATCGGTTCCAGTTCCGCAAACGCACTGAACACAGGGACTACGGCATTTAGATTACAACCGGGTGAATCAATAGAGTTACAAGTAGGGAATACATTGCGTATTTGGGTCGACGCAACGGTATCGGGCGAAGCGGTCGAGTTTATTTTTGAGCAATAAGTATATGGCACAACGTAACGACTCATGGCGCGGTGGTGGAACAGGACGTGGGGCGTATGTTCTCGCTGCTCAAACCGCTACTCAAGTTCCTCTCACATTAGACCTGGCGGCAGAGGCAACGGCAAATGGTTTTCTTGTTAGAAATAGCGTAGGCACTACGCTGTTCGCAGTAAGTCCAGAAGGTAATATTACGATCGCTGGAAGTATTTCAGCAGTTATTTCGGAAACTCTAACGGGTAACGTATCGTTAACCGGTACTCTCTCAGTAACAGGAACATCAACCCTCACCGGTGCTGTCGCAACGGGAGCGTCTCTTTCTGTTGGAACAAACCTTACGGTGAGTGGCATCACCTCGGCTCCCGCGATGCACTTACGAGTTCGTACTGCGGCTCCAGCTAATGTTGGAAGTAATGGAATACTCTATACCCAAGCTATAAGTGGGTTGACTGAATTGTTTTATGTTGATTCGTCTGGAACGACCGTACAAATAACATCGGCAGGCGTAGTCCCTGCTGATGTATTCCGTGAGGATGACCTTTACATGGGTTTTGGAAATGTCGTAGCAACTCCTGACATTCGCCTTGGCTGGAACACTACTCAAACCGTAGACGCGTTCTTTCTCGGACTCTCAGACACACAAAACACCTTCATCATCGCAGAAAACGGTGATAGAGCGTTTGACTTCGCCCATGGTGCACAGACTAATCCGACGGTATTCCTTCAATCAGCAGGACAAAGTTCAACAGAGTTCTCTGCATGGAACGCTGGAAAAATAGCATTCGGCTTTGGTATCGCGGCAGTAGCGACTGACTACTTTGTCGGACGCAACGCTGATGGTACAAATCTCATGCAGTTGAACGTGCCTACAGGCGCGTCCTTTGAGCTATCCGTCAACGATGCAGTACAGATGACACTTTCCGCAACGGCAGTAAATTTTCAAGATAATTCAATCACAACCACAGGTGGTGGTTCTCTCACGGGGACATGGTCTGATCTTGGTACTGTAACAACAGTTGATATAAATGGCGGAACTATTGACGGGACGACTATTGGCGCTACATCAGCAACTACGGGAGTATTCACAACTCTTGTTGGATCTACCGCAGGAAATGTTCTCACACTTACAAACTCAACAGACGGCGTGTCTTCTCAAGTTGCTATCTTACAAGGCGATCGAGCAACGATGGCTGATAATGATGAAGCATATTTGACGCTCCGCTTATCAAATGATGGCGGAACACAAACTGAATTTGCAAGGATTACTTGGGTTGCAATCGATGTAAATGTCGCAACAAGTGAGGACGGTCGCTTGGATTTTGCCGTGAGGACTACTGGTGTGCTGGCTAATGAGCTTCAACTTGACGGTTTGGCATTATCGCCTTCGAGCGATGGCGGAATTGCTCTCGGTACAACCTCTCTTGGATATAATGGACTTCATCTTAATACAGGTACGGCAATAAATTGGGAAAATAGCGACGTAACCATAACTCATGCCGCAAATACTCTTGCTTTTGCTGGCGCAACGGCTGCTGCTGGCGGATATACATTTGACCAGGTAATAGCAATTACAGACGTGGGAATGGCTTCTACTAATGAAGAATTACTTAATCTTACAGGTACAATTACGACATCAGGGGCTGGTGAAAACGGAGCGGGCATTACTCTTGCTCTTACAAATACCAATACAGTAAACGCGAATACTGCGTATGGTCTAAATATCCTTGTAAACGACACATCGGCATTAGCAAATACTGTCTATGGGAGTTATGTTATATCTCGTTTTACTGGGTCGGTTGCTGCAGGAACTACCAATTTTTATGGAGGATATTATTCAGTAGACGCCGCAGGTATTCCTGGAGGATTATCAGCAAATGCTTATGGTCTTTATGTAACAAACACGCTAACAACAGCTTCTGGTGCGGGAACGCTTAATGCGTATGGGTTGTATATTGCGAACGGTACATCAAACACAAACGCAACAAGTACAAAGACTGGTCTTTATGTTGAGAGCCAAACGGGAGCGGATGCGAATTATTCCGCTATTTTTGCAGGAGGCAGAGTGCTCATTGGAGTAAATACCGCTCTTACTATAGTTTCGGCAATACCGCAATTCCAAATTGAAGGAATAGACGGTTCTATTGCGAATATGTCGATTACGAGGAATAGTGCGAACAGTGCTCCTCCTATATTTAACTTCGTAAAAACCGATGGAGCGACAAACAATGATAATACAATCGTTGTTTCTGGAGATGAGTTAGGAAAGATAAACTTCGCTGGAGCTGATGGAGTTGATAAAAATTCGATTGGTGCAAGAATTTCTGCATTCGTTGATGGAACACCAGGAGTTGGGGATATGCCTGGAAGACTGGTGTTTTTTACGACAGCCGATGGGGCTGGAACTTCAACCGAACGAATGAGAATCACTGCTGCCGGAAGAATAGGTATCGGTACGACAACTCCAGGCACAATTTCATCAGACGCTTTAGTTGAGATAAGTAGTAATAGTTCAAATTTCTTAACAATAACAGCTCATGGGACTTCACAAGTCCCCGGAATTAGAATCATACATAGCCGAGGAACACTTGCTTCGCCTACAGCTACTCAATCGGCGGATACACTGTTCTCTATAACAGGAAGAGGATATGGAGCGACAACTTATTCAACGTCGGGGAGAGGGGGAATAAATCTTATCGCAGCAGAAAACTTTACTGATAGTGCTCAGGGTACGATTTTACAGCTTGTTACAACCGCAATCGGAGCGACTACAGGAACCGAACGCTTGAGAATTGATAGCGCTGGAGTCGTTGGCACAGGAGCGGCGGCTTTCGCTAACGTAACCACAGCAGGAACAATAGTAGCAACGGGTGGTTTCGCTGTCGGCGATGTTCTTAATTCATGGATAGACGATTCGACACATGGTACAGCGTCAACAGCTATGCTTATCGGTAATCAAACAATAACCGTATCATCAGATGTACGCATTAAAGAAAACATCACGGATACGAGAGTGAATGCACTTGAACTTCTCTCACAGCTCCGTGTTGTAGACTTTAACTGGAAAGAAAACTTTGTCGCTCACGAGGCGTACAACAAGCGAGGGACGTTCACTGGTCTCATTGCTCAAGAAGCAGTCGGTATTGTTCCAACGATATTTAACACTCAAGGTGGCGGAGAATGCTCACTTTGCTTGAAAGGCGTCGAGTGTTCAGAACATCTTCCTTGGCACGTTCAGTATGAATATCTTGTCCCAACAGTCGTGAAGGGTATACAGGAACTCAGCGCAGAGATTATCGAGCTTAAAAAGGAAGTCGCGGAGCTGAAAAAAAAATAAATATGCCATTCGCAAGAACACCAAAAAATGGCTGGATATGGTATGACAATAATTGTCATACGACCACGGTCGGATGTCTGGCAGAAGGAAAAGAAAAATGTACTTGTGAATATCACATCAGTAATGGATTGGAACAGTACGGCTTTAACTCTTATCAAGAAGCTGAAGAAAAGTGGATGGAAGTTACGGGAAGTGAAAAATTTATTCTGGGGAAAACCCCATATCCTAATTCATAACATATACCTATATGGAATATGTAAAAAAGAAACACATTGATGCTGAGACCTATGAGCACATGCAGGTGGCTGAAGAAGTAAAGCAGGGTTATTTCGACCAAGGCTGGGAGGAAGCAACTCTTGAAGAGTGGGAAGCGCAGATGGCGCCTTCAGTAGCTTCAGACGCAGAATCACATGCGATAGAAGATGACGTGGATGATGAAATGGAAGAAGAAGATGAATTAAACGTATAATATGGCTTCCAGAAACATCGAGGATCTGCACATATCTATACAAGACAAAGCACGCAAATTGTTAGATTTAGCCAAATTCGATGGCTGGGAGGCGTTTATTACAGCAGGGTATCGGGATTGTAAAGAACAGGCGGAATTGTACGCTCAAGGACGCACGAAACCCGGCAAGCGGGTTACCAACGCTAAGCCTGGACAATCGCTTCACCAGTATCGTCTTGCATTTGATATAGCATTTAGAAAAGGTAGGGAGGTGTCATTTCGTCTCGATAGATTCTTGAAAGCGGGAAAACTTGCTAAGCAGTGTGGGCTTGAATGGGGTGGGCTGTGGCAAAATTTTCGAGACTATCCACATTATCAGTACACGCAAGGTCTCTCTCTTGGTGATATACAGAGAGGAGATCGTCCTCTTATGTCAGGAACTTATATTGGAACAACTTCTTATGCTGGAGGAACAATTCCAAAGGGCGCGATAAAGATAAGAGACCCTAAAGAACTTAATGGACTTTCAAAGGATAAAATATGGCGTGATCCTAATTCTAAAGATATGTATAAACTACTCTAATAATATGACAACTATATTTATATTCATGCGTGGTAAAAAGACTTTCTTAGTTGCACTCGCAATCGCATTACTAACTCTTGCGAAACAGATGCAGTGGCTTGATGATAATTCATATACGACATTATTAGGACTTCTAGGGGCAGGTGGACTCGCAGCTCTTCGCGCAGGAATGAAATAGTATGAAAAACGTACGTACATTCATCTTCAACGAGGTCTCTCTCATCGTAGCGGTGGTAGGTGTTGTGATGGGTGTGTATCTTTTTCTCTCTAATCCAACATCCGCAAACACTCTTGACATTCAGCTCCTTAAAAAGGACCTCAGCGAAATAGCAACCATGAAAGCAGACATAAAGGAGATCAAAGACAAGCAAAATGAGATGGACAAGAAACTCGACCGTGCGATATTCATTCTCGAAACGGCGGTTGACGATAACTCATATAGTAAATTCTAAATAATATGCCAGCAGCAAGCAACTACGAAACACTCCGTATCCGCAGGGTTTTAGGGAGGGTTGTGGAAGTCGAACATCCCTCACTTCCGGCTACTCCTAAGACAAGGCTCACTGCTGCTCTTGCTGCTGCTGGTATGGCTATCACCGTTCTCGACAATAGTGGTTTCTCGACGAGCCACCTCGCACTTATACGTCCTTATGGTACGCAGAAGGCAGAGATTGTTGACATCAGCGCTGTTACTGGTGGCACAGGCATTACCGCAGCCTCCGGTGTGACCTTTGCTCATGCGACAGGCGAGGAAGTCCAGCAGATCATCTGGAACTCTTTTATCCTTTACGGGAACAGCACTAACTCTACCACTGGACTGACGACGATAGCGACGATAGATATAGACGTTTCAGAGAATTTTACAACATACATCAACACCGGTACTGAATATGCTTTCTACTTCGTCCGTCCCTATGACTCAGTAGATGCAGTCACCGGCACGAACTACTCTGACGGTGTAGCAAACACGACGGGTGTTGCACAGAACTCGGTACAGAATCTTATCAATCAAGCACTTACCCAAAGCAAGAGTAAGTTCGGGGGTATCCTTGATTTCGAGTGGTGTCTTTCAAAGCTTAATGAGGGAATGACGTATATCAGGGGGCAGCTCAAAACGTGGTCGTCACTTCAAGTATTTGATTACGCGCTCGGTACGGCAACACGTGGACTGTTTAATGTCACGCCACCGACTGATATGTATGATACGAATACTCCACGGTCTATTTTCGGAGTTAGGGTTGGTGCTGGGACGAATCTTATCTATGCCGATAAAGTGGAGTGGGAAGAATTGCTTAAAGATGTAACAAGAACTCAAATAAGAACCGAAGGAGCTATAGGCGCGACCACACTTGAGATAGATAATTCTTACGACTTTGACGATGACGGGACAGTGACAGTGTATTCTGGCGGAACAGCGTATGACATCACATACACTGGCGTAACACGTTCGGCGACAGCTGGTGTGCTTACCGGAGTTCCAGCTTCAGGCACAGGTTCAATTACCGCTACGCTTGTAGTTGACTTAAATGTTTGGCAACGTCCTGAAGAAGGCACACCAACGTGGTGGACTATCTATGATGGTACTATCTACTTCTGGCCGCTTCCTGATTCTGCAAATGACAATATGAACGTAACGGCTGATTATTATACATCGGCCGCGGAGGTCAACTCTGGGGCGGACACCATTTCATTTCAACGATACGACGCGCTGAGGCACTGGCATGGCAGCTACGAAGTTTAAAAAATGAAAATGGAACACTCGATATGAAGGACGGAGATTTCCTCATGTTTCAAGACATTGTGAAAACGATGATTTTCCAGGAGTTGAATGGATCTGGGTTGAAACGGAAGTATAGACCAAAAGTTTATAATTTAGTCGGTAGTACTGCTAATAACGCAACACAATGAGATGGCAAATTTACCAGGGTACTCGATGAGGGATTTCAGTAAGGGAATATATTCAGATGTTTCCTCTTTCATCGCGCCTCAAAACTCTGTAGCGCATTCAATCAACTTCGTCTTTGATGAGATCTATGGCGCTGCAAAGGTCAGAAAGGGTGGTGTACTTGAAAATGCCCAATTAGTTGGTGAAAGTAATAATATTTTGGGCATGCACAACTTCCGTGATCGTGATGGAAGCAATCACGCTCTTCTTGCCGCAGTGAACATAGTAGGAGACGCCACATCCTCAATCTTTAATGTCGCTACTGGGTCAGCAGTGAGAACGGGTAATACGGCAGGAGCAGTGCATCGGTTCGAGACATTTCTTGACGCTGTTGTCTACCAGAATGGTACTGACGCACCACTCGCATGGACTGGCACTGGATCATTTACCTCGAACACAAATCTCGATACGGCGAATATGCCGACAGGAATTGATGTGCTCGGATATAAGGATCGGCTTTGGGTATTACAAGCTAATGGAACATTACGTGGATCAAGTATCCCCGCTGCTTCTGCATACAATACGATAAGTTGGACTTCATCAGGTATAAAAACGATAATTGTTGATCCCGACCAGACGGCGTATGCCGGAGCTGCTGTTGGTTTAGCAAAGATTTCAGGACTGCTCATAATTCTGAAAGAGCGCGCTATGTACACATATAATGGATCGGCTACTCAAGCAGATTTTTTGTGGAATATTGGATGTTCTTCAGTACGATCTATTGCAACAGGTGGAGGAAATTGTTTCTTTTTTAATCCAGATGGTATTTATATGACCCGTGGGAGCGAGCCGATTAGAATTTCTCGCCCCGTGCAGCAATTTATAGATAATATGGATTCGGCTAACTACGCTAGCGTGGCGGGACATGCAAATAACAGATATTACTGGTGCTCGATCGGGAATATTACTGTAGGACTGGTGACATACAACAACGTGGTCTTACGCTATAACATTCAAATGCAGGAGTGGGCTGTCTTGAGCTATGCTCAGAGACCAACTTGTTTTTCTCAGTACATAAATTCTACCGCAGTCACTGTGGCGTATGGCGACAATACAGCGCGATGTTATACTATAGACAGTGGTGGAACTGATAATGGTACAGCAGTAGAATTTGAGTTCATCAGTCATGAGCTCGATTTTGGCGATCGAGGCTTACTCAAAGATCTCCATGGAAAAATAATGGTCTATAGCAAAGAAAGTACGGATATGGAAATTCAGATACGAGTTGATGGTAAGGAGTTCATTACTGTAGGACACGCACTATCAAATGTCGCAGAGATTCAATTAACAGAAACACTGACTGGACATTTTTTTGAGGTACGTATACTGGGATCAACTTCAAATGCACAACCTATCATATATGGTTTTTCTTTTCCAAATATCAGCACATCTGGTTATACTGCATTAGAATAATATGCACAATATAAGACATACAGAAGAGGCAAAAAGGAAGATGAGTATAGCTCATACTGGTATTAAAATGCCTTCTCTTTCTGATGAGCACAGAAGGAAAATAGGTAATGCGCATCGAGGGAAGAAAGTATCCGAAGAGACTAGAAAAAAAATAAGCGAGGCAACAAAAAAACAACTATCAGAAAAAGGGCATCCAATGTTAGGGAAGAAACATTCAGAAGAATCGTTGAAAAGGATGATTGCTTCTCATATTGGACAAAAAGCATGGAATAAAGGAGTTCCTTTCTCAGATGAGGCTAAGAAAAAAATGAGCTTAGCAAAAATTGGGAAAGTTGGGAGGATTCTTTCTGAAGAAACAAAAAGAAAGATTAGTTTAGCTGCTCTTAAAAGACCTCCGCGTTCTGAAGAGTGGAGGAGAAAACAAAGTGAAGCACGCAAGGGTACGAAACGAACGCGGAAATCTATAGAAAAAGGGCTTGAATCTCGCAGGTGGTATAAACATTCTGAAGAAACAAAAGAAAAGCTCAGTAAAATTAAAATGGGTAAACCTCAATTTTGGAGTAGAGGTGAAAAAAATTCAAATTGGAAGGGAGGTATTACACCATTGCTAGAAAAAATACGGCATTGTTTTAAGTATCGACAGTGGCGTTCAGACATTTTTACACGCGATGATTATACTTGTCAGATATGTAGTAAGAGAGATGGAGGTATAATTCACGCAGATCATTATCCTAAACGATTTGCAGATATTTTTCACGAGAATAAAATCATTTCACTAGAACAAGCTCTTGAGTATGAAGAGTTCTGGAATTTAAATAATGGAAGAACACTTTGTAAAGAATATCACAGAAAAACAGATACATGGGGGATGAAAGGAAAAAGAAAAGTTTATGCCAAATAAGCCCTACTCAATTTTTAATCTCGGACTGGATGCTGCGATGAATCGTTCCATGAGTCTTTTAGCATACCAACCTGAAGATACCACAACCCCCGTCGGAGCCCTCGCAATGGTTATCCCGTCATCATTAAGAGCTGAAGATGTCACAGCCGGTGAAATCCCCCAAACGCTTTTTTATGCAAAACAATCTTTCGCAGATACAGTTAGTGGAATGCGTCAGGGCTTTGATCCGGTAGATGGTCTCTATAAATGGATTATTGGCAACTCGACAAACAGTGTTGATTTCAATGTTACATCGTCTGGAGTTCTTACTATCACGGGGGCTATCACAGCGACATCAGGTGCTATTGGTGGTTTTGATATAGGTACCGATTACATAAGGGATGTGGCTAATAGCTTTGGTCTTGCCTCCACCGTCACCGCTGGTGACGACGTTAGATTCTGGGCTGGAGATACATTTACAAATAGGGCTACTGCTCCATTTAGGATTACTGAGGCAGGGGTAATTGTGGCAACGTCGGCGACGATAACAGGAACAATTACAACATCTGCTCTTACGGCGACAGGAGGAACTATTGCCGCATTCACAATAGCCGCAGCGACAATAGCAGCAACCAACCTTACTCTCACATCGGGCGCAGCTAATGTTGCTAACATTTCCGTTGGTACTGGGAGTACTCTTGGAGGTATGAACGCTGGTAATGCTTCAGGAGACATTGCTTTTTGGGCTGGTGATACTTATGCCAATAGAGCGACTGCAGCCTTTAGAGTAACTCTCGGTGGCGCTGTGACAATGACATCTGCTACTATAACCGGATCTACGATTGGTGATTTACAGACATTTACATCTAACGGAACATGGACAAAACCTGCTGGAGCACAGCTTGTATTGGTAACGTGTATAGGAGCTGGCGGCGGTGGTGGTGGTGGTATTGTTGCTGATGCTGGCGGATCAGGCGGCGGCGGAGGAGCATATATCCAAAAAGTTTTTAAAGCATCAGATTTTGCGGCAACAGTATCGGTAACTGTTGGCACTGGTGGAACAGGTGGATTAGGTGGACCTAATAATGGCGTAGCTGGTGGAAGTTCATCATTTGGTTCACACTTGGTTGTTTTTGGCGGAGGAGGAGGAGCTCTTGGAGCACTTACTAATTCAGGCGGAGGAGGTGGAGGTTGGGCTGGAGTGGGGGCAGTCGGTGGAGTAGCAGGAGCAAGTTCTCTTGGTGGTTCAACAGCAACAACTGCGGGTACAAATGGACTAAGCGGTCAAGGAGCAGGTGGTGTTACTGCTGCAGCTGGAAGAGCAGCAGAATATGGCGGTGGCGGAGGCGGTGGCGGAACTCAGACAGCAAAATCGGAAAACACCACATTTAACTTATTGACTGAAAACTTCGGAGATGAATATGAGAGTATCAATGTCAATTCCAATTCTGTCAAGGAAATAAAAATATTGATTGAGAATCTGGGCAACAAGA